CAACAAACTCAGGTTATGATTTAAGATCAGCAAGAAGAAGTTTAAATTTACTTTTTGCAGAGTGGGGTAATAGAGGAATTCATCTTTGGAAAGTAAGTTTAAATACTATTGCACTTGTATCAGGACAAGCAGAATATTCTACAGCTACAAATGTAAACGATGTATTAGAAGCGTTTGTATCCTCATCAGCAAATAATACTGGTGAAAGAACTGATGTATCTTTAACAAAAATTGATAGATCTGCTTATGCTGCATTACCTAATAAGGGAGCTACAGGTCAACCATCACAATATTATGTTAAAAGAGAAACATTACCAAAAATATTTTTATATATAACACCAGATTTAAACACTTACACACACTTAAAATATTATTCTATTAACAGAATTGAAGATGCAGGAGCTTATACAAATGAAGCAGATGTTGCTTATAGATTTTTACCATGCATGTGTGCAGGACTAGCGTATTATCTTTCTATGAAAAAAAGTCCACAACTTGTGCAACAAAATAAATTAGTATATGAAGATGAATTAAAGAGAGCTTTAGATGAAGATGGTCAAAGAACTTCTACATTTATTTCTCCACAAACATTTTATCCAACGGTAAGT